TAGAGTGAGTTTTCACTCATAATTACTTCATCAGCAGCAAGTGCAATAACACTAGCCATAGATGCAGCAATCCCTTCAATACGAGAAGTAACTTTTTGTGGTAGTCTGCTTACAGCATCATAGATAGCCAAACCATCTATAACAGAACCCCCAGGCGAATTTATCCTTAACAGAACAGATGTATCTTTAGGTAGATTTTTAACATCATTAATAAAAGACTTGGCATCTACCCCATACATACCAATCTCATCATAAATCATCACCTCAGTAATATTACTTTCGGCAACATTTTTAATATTATACCAATTCATAAAACAATATAACTCATTTTCAATTAATTAGTTCGGAAATAAATGGAATAAAAAAAGAAACTAATGGAATTTATTAAAAAATACCCTAAATAATTTGCATATTAAAAAAATTAGTTGTTATATTGTAGTATATTAATCAATTAAACAAAATAAATATGGGGAAATCAAAAGAGGTGTTTTTAAGACACCAACAAGAACAAGAAAATGTATATGAAAGCTATTATAATGAACTTTATAAAGTTGGATATGCAATAGGAGTTGAAAAACGAGAACTTAAAGAAATTATTAATTTAAAACCAAAACAAAATGGAACAAGAGACTCAAAAAGAAACGCTTAGAAGATTATTTACAGAAAATCATTTAGTCAAAGAAGATGTTTTCAAGCATGCTCATTATACTATCATCACTAGACAGGGCATAGATAAAATTATGGCCAACTCTGGAATTGAGATTCAGTATGAGTTAGTAAACTTATCTGAAGACCATTCTCATTGCTTAATAAAAGCTTTAGGAAAAAGAGGGGAGAAGGTAATACAAACATTCGGTGAGGCAAGCCCAAAGAATAATAAAAATGCCTATACAGTTGCTATGGCCGAGAAGAGAGCAAAAAGCAGAATTGTACTTATGCTTGCTGGTTTTTACGAATTAGGAATTTTTGGAGAAGAAGAAAGTGATGACTTCAAACGATAAAGACTGGATAGATGAGGTGTTAGAGGATGAGCAATGCTCTTGTGTCCAGATGGGTATTATAGAAGGATTGCTTACAACATCATCATCAAATTATTTATACGAAAATATTAACTTAAACGAACTAACAAACAATGAAGCAAATGAAATTATCAGAGACCTTAGAGAAAACGACAATCCAAGAGACCCAAAACATCAACTGGAGAGAATGTTTAAATCAGGCATGTTCAAGCCAAGAATTGAATTATAGGAATATTTCTAAAATTTTACGAGAAATGGCCAAAGAGGATATTCCTGAATTAGTGGAGTACCCTGCAATGGATGGGTTTATAATATTCTTATCAAAAGTGCCGTCAAGATTATGGGCAGAAAAACCAGTGTTATATTATAGATATGAGAAATGGGATGCTCTTGGGTTGCTTGGTGAGAGGATGCACAGGACAACACCTAGGACAAAGTATCTTGAGTTGTGTTTTAGGGAGGTGGGGATAAAGATAACGGAAATATTAGACAATGAGCATGAGGATTATTTTCAATATAAAAACAATAAAGAGAGATTTTTAGCTGCACTTCATTATGTTGAGGATAATCTTACGGCAGATAAAATGAGAGATATATATAATAACGCAAAAAATTTAAGTGATGCAAAATTCTATTATGAATAATCAAATATCAACAACAGTAACAGAAGGTACTTTAATAAAAGTAGTTGAAGAGGCTTGTGGTATAACTATAGCAGAAATAAGAAGTTCATCAAGGAAGAATCGTCTTGTTATAGCTAGAAGTATATTAGGGTGTATGTTAAGAAAAGAAACTGGATGTACTTACCAAAGAGCTGGTGAGCTTGTAGGTAGAGACCACGCTTCAGTTATTTCTTACGAAAGAAAATTTAAAGACAATGTAAGGTTTTATAAAAAATATAGAGATGCGTATAATTTAATAGAAGCAGAATATGAGGCTCAGTATTCAGATGTTAGTTTAAGAATAATGAACTCGCAGATATTTCAAATTGAGACACAATTAGAAATTTTAAAAGAAAAACAATTAGTATTAATTAAAAATCAGTAAAAAATGGAAGAAAAAAAGTATGTTAATGGCCTGGTTATCAAGGAAAGAACTTTTGATAATGGAGGAACTCAACTAAAGGCAAGCATAGCCGTAAAAGATTTAGTTGAACAGTTAAAGCAAGAGGATGACAATGGTTGGGTGAATATTGTTATTTCAAAAAGGAAAGAGCCAAGTGATAAAGGAGTTACACACTACGCTTACATTGACCCTTGGAAACCAACTCCAAAAGCCGTAGGTGTGTCAGGCAATAAAGACACTATGATGAATGGAGATGCAGATGATTTGCCGTTCTAAGTAAATTTCACAGTGAATAGTTGTTGGGAGAAATAAATAATATTAATTAAGCGTTTATATTTTCAGTATAACTCCCAACAACTACACACTAACTAGATGAAACATTAACAAACTAAAACAATAGATATGAAAGAAAAACCAAATTACTATGCAATAATACCTGCTGAAGTAAGGTATTCTAAAGAAATAACATCACTTCAAAAGCTACTATTTGGAGAGATAACATCATTAACAAATTCAAAAGGATATTGCTGGGCTAACAATAATTATTTTGCTACACTGTATGGTAAACATATATCAACTATTAGTAAAAATATAACATCATTATCTTTAGCAGGCTTTATAAGTGTGGAGGTAATTAGAGATGAGAATAATAGAGTTTCTAAGAGAATAATAAAGATAATTACCCCTATGGATGAAAATGTCAAGACCTCTTGCTCTAAAGACCCATCACCTCTTGGCAAAAACACCAAGTATAATACTAAAGATAATAATAAAAAGAATATACTGTTTGATTCCTGGTGGGATAGTTATGATAAAAAGAATGGGAAAGGGGCTTGTAAAGATAAGTTTATGAAGTTAGATTTAGATATTTGCCAAAAATGTGTTGAGGTTGTAGATAAATATGTGGCATCTACACCAAACCTGAAGTATAGAAAAAACCCTATAACCTGGTTAAATCAAGGCTGTTGGGATGATGATGTTAAAGATAATTCAAAAGAAGGATTTACTGGAGGTGGATTTGATAACTTCGTATTTTAATATGAATACAAGACAAACATCAATAGATTGCTATAATGAAATAAAAGCAAATGGGTTATTATCTACAAGAAGATTAGAGGTTTATGAAGCAATATTAAAAAATTCGCCCTGCACAACTAATGAAGCGTTAAAAGATGTCCATTCAGGTTCTCATGGCATAGGCTCAAGGACAACTGAATTAAGGGATGCAGGAGTTATATATGAGAAAGATGTAAGACCCTGTAGGGTAACAGGAAGAAATGTTATAGAATGGGATTTAACAGATAGGCTACCTGTAAATATTAAAAAATCTAATAACACTAAGAAGCAAAGAATTAATGATACCTTAAATTCATTGCGTGAATTATATAAAAACAAAAACACTTGCTTGGATGAGGATTGGAAGAGAGTTGCTAATTTAATTAAAAGTATATGACATTTAACGAATATGGCATAACAATCAAGAGAAGTTCAGGGCAAGTTAAAACACAATGCCCTAAATGCTCTCAAGATAGAAAAAAGAAGAATGAAACCTGTCTATCAGTAAATATAGATGAGGGGGTTTGGAATTGCCACAACTGTGGGTGGAATGGAGGCTTAACAAAACAAAACAACTATATGCAAGAAATAAAATACATTAAACCTAAAGAAGTGGAATTACAAAAAGAGTATTCCCCAAAACTTTTATCTTGGTTTGAAAAGAGAGGTATTTCTAAAAAAACAATCATAGATAACCGAATTGATGAGGCATTAGAATATATGCCACAAGTAAGTAAAGAGGTTACTACTATTCAATTTAGATACTATAAAGACAGTCAGCTTGTTAACATAAAATATAGAGATGGTGCTAAGAATTTTAAGTTAGTTAAAGATGCTGAGAGAATTATGTATGGAGTTGATGACCTCTTAGGTCAGAAATGGGCTATAATTGTTGAAGGAGAAATGGATAAATTAGCTTTTTATGAGGCAGGATTTAAGAATTGTGTTTCAGTTCCTAACGGTGCTAGTAATTTAAAAATGGATTATCTTAAAGACTTTCCTGAAGGATTAGAGAAAGTGTATCTTGCTGTTGATAATGATGAGCCAGGAATAAAATTACAAGATGAACTATCAAGAAGAATTGGTAGAGATATATGTTATAGGGTTTCATATCCCTCTGGTTGTAAGGATATTAATGATGTATTAATAAATCATCAGAAAGAAGTTGTTGAGCAGTGTATAGACCAGGCTCAGGTTTATCCACTAGAGGGGGTTCTTGGAGTTTCAGATTTTAATGTAGATATTGACCAGTTATACGAGAATGGATTGCAAAAAGGTGCGGTTGTTGGTCATAAAGATTTTGATAATCTTTTTAGCTTTACTACATCTCAATTAACGGTAGTAACTGGAATACCTACACATGGTAAGAGTAATTTCGTAGAGCATATTGCCTTAAAATTATCAGCAAAACATGGATGGAAGTTTGGAGTCTTTAGTCCTGAACATTATCCTATGCAATTACATTTTTCAGTTTTAGCAGAAAAGTTGATTGGTAAGTCTTTTAGAAAAATAACAAGATACAATAGGATGTCTAAAACGGAATTAAATACAGCTAAAGATTTCATTGCTGAACATTATCATTGGATTAGACCTACTGGAGATGTTTATACTATAGACTCTATTTTAGATACAGCTAAAAGTCTTATTAGGAGATATGGTATAAATGCCTTAATTATAGACCCTTACAATAAAATTAATGCTGATATTGGTAATGGTAATGAAACAAATTATATAAATAAGTTTTTAACCAAGCTTACCATATTTAAACAAAAATATGATATTCATATATTTTTAGTGGCACATCCAAGAAAGATGAATAAAAAAGAAAATGGGTTGTATGAAGTGCCAACACTTTATGATGTAGCAGGAAGTGCTAATTTTTATAACCAGGTAGATAATGGTATAACCGTTTATAGAGATTTTAAAAATCAACTTACAAAGGTATTAGTGCAGAAGGTAAAATTCAGGCATATTGGAGAGTTAGGAGAGGCTCAATTCAAATACAACCTGCAAAACGGAAGATATAGTGAGGTTGGAGAGCCTTTAGATGACACCTCTTATATAGAGGAATCACAACAAAGTATGTTATAATGATGTTTATTCCAAAAAAAAGTTGTTATATTGCAATATGAATACATACAAAACGATAAAGTGGATTCTTAAAAAACAGATTGATTGTAAAACCAAGCAACTGTGGACATGGAGAAAAGGGAAGGATGAAAATTTCACCTGTATATATTTAGCTTATAATGATAATCTACCTATATACACCCCTCAGCAATTATTAAATGAGATAGAACTCACAATAAACACAAAATGATGGAATTTATAAAATGGATATTCGGTAATGTTAATAAAAATAAGATACATGAAAATCTAAAAAAATATGAAGAGAAACAAAGATGAATCCTTTGAGGATTATAAAAAAAGAAGAGCAGAGGATAATGCCAGTACAAAAAGAAGATTAAAGGGGGTTAAGGTTTGGCCAGGAGATTGGGGAACTTATAATTCAAGTGTAGATGGAGCTGTGGAAACTAGACTTAAATCTATGATGGAAAAAGTTAAAAACAAAAACAAAACATAAAAATGGAAATAATACAAAATTTAACAGCAATATTTATAACATTTAGTATGGGAATCTTTTTTGGTTCGCTGTGGATGTTCTTTTCTATGCGTAAATCTCTTAAATCTATACAGAGAGAGCTTGATGCAAAAACACATTTATTGAATGAAAAAACCAATATATAGGGTTATTGTTGACTTTGAGTATCAAAACAAAGGTACTAGAACTCAAAAGAAAAATGCAGTTATAGATACATTTGCATTTTCAACAGACCATAAGGAGATAGAAGAGCAGCTTATGTATAAAATGATAAGAAAAACAAAGACAATTAAAGATAAAGTAATAATTAAAATTAAAAACATTGAAATTAAAGGACAGTACGGATATACCTCAGACAGATTCTAAAAAAGAAAAATCACAGGACTTTCATACGGAGTATTATTA